CCTCTTCCTCTATCCTAGCTAACGTAGGGTTATCGAAATTAAAAAAAGAATTATCTATCACATCGTTTTCAGAATTTATTATCGCATCTAAGACCTCTCTTATTTCCGCTTCCTTTTTTAATTGTTTTTTACTTTTATTAACAGTACTTGATGAACTTATCGACCCAAATAACTCTTCTATCAGTTTATTGGTGAAAGTTGCCGAACTTATTGTGTCTGGCCCACCGAATAAACTAATACTATCAACTAAGGCGTTATTAAATTCAATCAATTTTTTATTACTGAATTGTGGGCTGGTAGTAAATTTTAAAACATTGTTCTGCGTTGTACCCACCTCCAAGAAACTTGTTTCAATTATGTTGGTTAACGTGGTTGATGAACCCCATAGGGTCGGTGACCCTGGTGTTTGAATCGTATTGGACAGATATGTATTGAAATCGGTACTATTGACCCCAGCGGCTACATCCGTAAAAATTAATCCACCAGATAATGTGGTGGGGTTGATTTTCATAATATCAAAAAAATCTATATTACTTGTTTCGAGCACAATACCAGAATTGCCGTGTTGCAACCAAGTTGGTATAGATGGGTTAACGCTACAGGATACTATTTCATTTAAATTTAATTTTAAACTATCCTTGATATCGCTTTCTAACTTTGGTAATTGATAAACGACCGTATCAATCAGGAACGTTTTTAAAGCATTAAACCCAACCAACGATGTGATTAGGTCTAATAAAAAATTAGTACTATTATTCCTATTGTTAATTGATTCAAACGAATTAAAACTTGGTAGCTTAGGATAATTATCGTTAAGTGCGTTTAATGCCCCTATGTTACCAAATATATTCTTTTTTTGGTCTATTATGCTCATTAGTTATCATTTATATCATTCTCTTCATTTACCGAGTTCTTAAGCATCTCCCTAACAGCTTTAAAGTCGCTCATAGTTACCGACCCACCACTTCTTTCGTTTATTGCGGATTCAGCGTTTCCACTATGTTTTAATATATCGTTCTGCAACTTGGCTATCTCCAATTTAATCTTAATTGCAGAATCCTTAACTTTTAATGCATTACTTCTTTCCCTGGCCAATTTAGTTAAATCATCTATATCGACTGGTTCGGAAGCATTACTCATTTCATTAATGGTCTTGTGGACATCATTAATGTTACTACAGGCATCATTATATGTTTCTTGTAGTAAACCTTCAAGACTGGTATTATCGTTAGTCTTAATCTGTTGTTTCTTTTTCCTTGGCATGTCTTTGTTTTATTAATAAATATTAAACTAAATGTTTTTATTCAAAATCATCGGTCAAACCATTCTCAACACTATCTATTTTAAGTAACTTATAAAGTTCTTTATACCTTTTCATACCCAACCTAATGTCCTTGGTATTTAAATTCGTATAATTCCTCATACTTTCAAGTACCGTATTCTTATTGTATTTTGTTCCACCGTTCATTAGGTCCAATATAACTTCCCAATCGCTTAATATAGCAATCAGAGCCTCACCGACCCTTCTTTCGTTTTCACTTAATTTCTTTTTACTTGTGGAATTTTCACCAACCAATTCATCCTCTACACCATCTATTAGTTTTTGTATGAATATTTTAAAATCAAATTCAACATCGTCTATAACATATTGGTAATCATCTTTTTCCTCTATGGAAGAAGAATAATCCTCGTATGAATATATCTGTTTTAACCTTTTTTTATCGTTAATCAATAGACCTAACATGTAATTTTTACATATAGTGCCATAATATGAGTACGCCTTCTTACCTTTAGATTGTTCGAATTTATCGGCTTTTAATATTAAAAATGAAAGGGTGTCCGAATGAAGGTCTTCAAACGTTTCACCCTTTCTGTAAAGCTTATATTTTCTAATGATGGATTCGACCATTTTATTCAATGGCTCTCTTAACCATTGATTATAAATTTTGTTTCTTTCCACCTCATCATCACACTCTAAAAATTGAACTACGGCATCTTCTTGTTCGGGTCCAAAATACATATTATTTTTTCTTTTTCTACCCCTTTTTTCTGCCATATTTTTTAATTATCTTGAAATGTTATTTCTCTTTCGTTAGGAAAATAATATTCTTTTTTGGCCTGTGCCAACCACCATTTACTTTCAACTGAATTCATTTCATTCTTATAGTTATCGAATAATGAATTATCCCTACCGTTCATGTGTTTGTATCCGTATCTCGGAATTACCATGATTTTAACGTGCGTAAATGCCAATCTTAAAAGAAATTCATATATGAACGTTAATTTTATATTACTCTTTAAACCACCCTTGGTTAAGAATGTTTCGGTTTTAATTACAAAACCATCAATATTGAAGTTCTGATATGCTAATAGTGCACCTTCATCAAGGAAACCTAACTTATCCGAAAAACTATTGGCCCACACAGCCTCATTGGTGAGTCCAATGAATTCACCGCTAACATCGGTATCAATAATTATGGGTAGGAATACCTCAACATCGTTATGTGCCTCAATATAAGTTACGGCATTTTTAATCCACTTTATGGAATATTCATCATCAAATTCCAATATACTCATCCAACCCGTTTTAACTTCTTTAGCACCGAAGTTGACTTGTGATTGAAAGTCTGTTTTACCGTCATTTGAAATAATCCTTACAGGTAACCCATGAGCTGTCATATCCATTTCGTTTAACATGATTTCAACATCGGAACCCTTTGGCACAACGATTAATAATTCGTCTGGCATTACTGATTGTTCGGTAACACTTTTGATTGCATTATTAAAAAGGGTAATATTTTTATCATCCACCAATTCGTGAACTGGTAAAATTATAGTTATGTTACTAATTTTTTTCATATTTTTTTATTTACTTGTTTCGTTTTCAGAAACGGTTGTGATTAATTCTTTTATTTCAGTAATCCTATTTTCAATAAAAGTACCATATACTTTTCTTATGGCTTCTTTTTGATTTTCCATAGTATACTTGTTTTTAGTACCTTCCATACCCTTAAGTAATTCTTCTGGTACCGAATCCTCTAACCAAAGTTTTAAATAGGTTGCGATTAATTCGGGAATGTTTAAGTGTGTGTTTGTCCACACGCCATTATTTTTTATACTGACCTTACCATCTTCATCTAACGATTCCATCCATTCTGGAATCATATTAGGCATTTTACCGATTACTGGGGTATTAGAGTTAATCGCTTCAAGTGGAAACGTACCAAATCCAGCGACATCATCCACCCAAACGGCAACACAACTTTTTCCTAGTTCGGTGGCAAAGTTTTGTCTACTTAATCCCCTTAATTCTTTAAATGTAATCCATTTATACATTGGGAATTGTAGGTAGAACATTTTAGCGATTTTAGCCGCATCACCTTGGTTTCTAGTTAACACACTGACAACTGGAATTTTAGGTTTATCGGAATCTTTAAAATATTCTGGTATACCAACTGGGATAATAGATGTTTTAACTGATGGGAAAACACTCTTAATAAAATTAGCCTGTTTTTCACTAGTTGTAATTACATCGTTAAACCCATAATCCGTCCACCTCTTACCTATTGGTAATAGCTCGAACATATAATCGTAACTTTGTGAGAATACTATTTTTTTACATGGAAAGCTCTTAACTTGGTCCATTACATTGGTGAATACCTCAGGTACGATAATAAAATCCTGTGGTCCAACATTTAAGGTCTGTGATTCAATTGAAATGTGTGGTAATTCACCATATTCCTCACCTAACCAATCAACTAATCCAGATACATCCTGATTACCCTTTAGTTGGTAATCGTTCTTCTCGTGTAGGATATACGCCTTATAACCCAATTCGGTTAAAACTTTAACATGCTCATAAATGTTGGCTATTGCCGCACTTGGGTTACCCTTGGTATCCAACGTGAAGAAATATAATCCAAAATCCTTATTTTCCATTTTGGAAAGCAATGTTGTCGCTTGTTCTAATTTACTTTGTTCACTCATTGTATTTATTTTTTTAAAAATTTTTAATTATATTTAAGTAGTCACTTATTTCGTTCAGGGACTTTAAATGAAGTCCACCATTTTCAACTACCATTTCACCGACCATTTTTAATGATTTTAATTGATGCTCGTTGAATTCTTTTTTATCGTCTTCCTTTAAATAACAAAAAATTGTTTTCTTAGGTCTTTTATTTGAGTCATCGATAACTTCCGCTATTGAATATACTCCCATCATTTTGGGTGTGATTACATATAACACGAAATCACAATTTTTACGCTCCTTAATTTCATTTTTTTGAGCTTCCTCGTTCCAGTCATCCACAACTGGGTTAAAATAATCAATCTTTAAATCTTTGATTAATTTATCTCTCCAATCGCTTTTATTTGTTGTACCACCTAAAAAAACTTTTTTCATTATGTAGTTATTTCACTTAATATTCCGTATTTTAATAACGTATTGAACGTAATTTTAAATGGTAGGCTTGCATTGGTCATGGCCCTATCAAAACCTAGTGTATCATCAAATTCATCGTTATACGTTAATAAAACTTCAAATAACACCCTTATTGTTTCATACTTTGATGAATCATATTCTTTCGGTTTATCATATTCCTTAGTAGTTATGACACTACTTGTTAAATTATTATTTCCATCGAAATATTGTGTGGTTTTACTTTCCTTAATCGTTTTATCGCTTAAACTATCATCTAAGACTAAAACTTTTTCTAGCGCATCTAGATTTAATGCGTATATTGTCCCTCCTAATTCTAACATATTATTTTAATTTAGTTATTTCACTATTTAATATTTTATTTATTAATGTTTCATCATTTATAAATTCCAATATAGATTCAAACTCAAAATCCGCATCTACAAACTCATTATAGGATGATTTTATCTTAATTGTCATCTTACCATCTGGTTTAAGACTTAGTGCGGTAGGGTTGGCCGAAATTAGTATATCGATACCTTCCCATTGTTCTTCAAACGTGCTGACGAACCTAATATTTTCGGCACGACAACCTAATTTGGATAAAAAGAATAGTGTAGACGGGATAGCTTTATCTGCTTCCCTCGATATTAATTGGATAGTGTGTTGTTCATCATCCTTTATGTCCATAAGGAACATATTGAAATCATTCATTAAGTTATCGTGTAACTGGTCGGCATGTCCAAATATTTCTAGAGCTGCCTCGG